GAAATAGAATATCTAACTGATGAAGAGATAGATGAGGTATTTGGCAAAGCAGAAAATGAAGAAATGCGTAGATGGATAAAGTTCTTAGTTAACCAACTATACTCAATAGCTACTTTCATAGACAAGGAACCATTCAGTGACTGAAGAACAAACTAACGCTATCAACACTATTCTAGACCCAGACTGCTCTCTACTCAAAATCTCAGCTGTGTCTGGTTCAGGCAAAACTCATACCCTAGTTGGCATAGCTGAAAAACTTAAACCTAACAGAGCACTTTATATAGCTTTCAACAAAGCCATCGCACTAGAAGCTAAACTAAAGTTCCCATACTATGTAGACTGTCGTACAATCCATTCGTTAGCCTACATGTACATTATCAAAGACACCAACCGTGAGATAGATTTCTTCACAGCTCGTAACATCAAAGAGCGGCTACCCTATGCTAAGAAGCTAGATGTAGTTGCTGTCATGGAAGAGTTCTTCAACTCATCAGAAATTAGTTTATCATTCTTTGACCAGTATGACCCAGACATCGCCACCACAGCTAAAAAATACATCAATCTCATGGTAGATGCTAAGATACCTTGTACGTTTGGATTTCTCCTTAAGTATTTCCACCTACAACTCCAATCAGGAGCCATCGTACCACCAACTTACGACCTCTTGATGTTAGATGAAGCTGGTGATACTACAGGAGTTATTCTAGAAGTATTCAAGCTTATGCCAGCCACTAAGAAAGTAATGGTAGGTGACCCTCAACAGAATATCTACTCATTCATGCATACAATCAACGGATTTGAAGCTTTACATGATGAAGGTAAACTACTACCACTATCTAAATCTTTCAGAGTTAATGAAGAAATAGCTGAACAAGTAGAACATTTCTGTCATGCCTACTTAGATACTAATATGGTATTCAAAGGTTCGCCACAATTAAAGAAATCTGAAACTTTCGCCTATATCTCTAGAACTAATAGTATGTTAATAGAACGTATGATAAAATTAAACAAGAAGAATGAACAATACTGCTTAACTCGTGATGCAAAGGAAATCTTCAGTTTAATTCTAACACTCATAAATCTAAAGCGTGACTCTGTAATCTATGACCGTAGATATAAGTTCTTAGTAGATGAGCTAATTGAGTATGAAGAGTCACCTGAACATCAGCGTAACTATGATTCATTCCGTAGTTTCTTAATGTCTAACTATGGTGAAGAGCCATCAATCAAGCAAGCTTGTAACATACTTAATAAGTATTCAATCTCTACTATATACGACACGTACAATCGTGCTAAGTCTATGCCTAAACGTGCAGCTATAACTCTAACAACAGCACACAGTAGCAAAGGTTGTGAGTACGATGAAGTTTATATAGAGGAAGATTTAAACACTGTCATAGCTAAGTGTAATGAAGCTACAATTCTAACAAACGAAATACAAACAGAGTATCGTCTATACTATGTAGCATGTACAAGAGCTCGTCTAAAGCTCCACAATGCTGATATGCTAAACCTAAATAACACAGACCACTATATCAATGATATGGAGGTAAATCCAAACACAGGAGAAGTAATGTGCTAGACCTATTAAAGCAAGAGCTAGATTCTCAAGGTGTATTCTCTAATAAGATACCACAAATTCTTGAAGACCTAGCCACAGCAATACCAATTAATACAATAACTCATCGTATGAAGCTAACCTTCGCAGTAGCTGAGCTAATACTATTCACATCTCAGTTCCGTAGAAATATCCTTCACTGGAATAACAGCCTTATACCAATCAATGCTATCACATTCGGATTATCTAAATCAGGCGATGGTAAAGACTCTGGTATCAACGCTGTTCGTAAGTGTTTCCAAACTTCATATGATAAAATCAATACCAAGCGTAAAGACCTAGCTCACTCTCAAGCCAGAGCCATAGCAGCTCGTGAGGGCTTAGAAAACCCTAATGACTGGAACACCTATAAAGAGTTCTATAAAGAACCACAAGACCTATTCCTAGCCCCTGGCACAGTAGAAGGCTTTATTAATCACCTCAACCAGTTAGATGAAGCTGGCATAGGTGCTGGTATGTTATTCTCTGGTGAGATTGGTTCTCAGCTTATGACATCTGGAACTATAATACACAACATAGAATTCTTATCTGAAGTCTATGATGAAGGCAAACGTGAAGCTAAGATTATCCGTAGCAAAGAAAATCAAACTAAAGCTATCAAGAACTTACCTGTATCAGCAATCTTTGTTGGTTCGCAAGACAACATCTTATTCGAGCATGATGTCAAGAAGAAGTTCCGTACAGAGTTCTCAACCAAGCTAGCTCGTAGGTCTTTCTTCAACTATAATCACGAGAAAGTTATCCCACCTACTTACCCTTCCATCGCAGCATTTCTAGCTGCTGAGCGTAAGAATGAGGACAAAGCTCGCTTAGCTCGTGTAGCATTAGATGCCAAGTTCTCTGACATCACAGACTACCAGTTAGCCCATCTAGGTATGCCTATCACAGTGTCTAACGAAGCCATGGACTTATTCCTGTTGTACCGTAGATACAATGCAGAAGTAGCCAACACAATCAAGCGTCAGTATCCTATCTCTAAGATAGTTCGTACTCACCTACAATGGAAAGCATTTAAGCTAGCTGGTGCATTAGCCGTCATCAACAAGCACGAACAAATCACCAAACAAGACTACATAGATGCTATCACATTCGTAGAAATGCTAGATAAAGATATGATGATATTTGAACAAGAGCTAACTAAAGACCCGTATGAACTCTTCATATCTTATATGCACCAAATCGAAGAAGATGGTAAAGCTTTCTGTAACATTCACGTTCTTAAGAAGATGGGCTATATCCAAGGTACTGCCAATGTAGTAACCAAGATGAAAGAACTAATCCAGTTCGCTTCCTCTGCTGACAATTCTGGAATCTACACAGCCTCTGACCTAGGTATTCAATACGAACGCATCATTAAAACCAATGCTTCTGGTGTATCTTATCTAAAAGTATCTGGTAGCAAGGAACAACGTGCTAAACAATGTGCTTCTGGTTATACCTTTGGTGAATTTACCTTTGCTGCCTTAGGTCAGATGTTACAAGGTGACTTTGCCTATTCACCATTTAATTTCAGAGATGGTATCCGTGGCAAAGACCGCATCATATCTGGCTGTAAATGGATTTGCTTTGATATTGACAAATCGTCAATCACAGATGAAGAATGCCACCGTATCTTAGCCAACTACAACCATCATATAGTTCGTACATCAGACCCTACCAACCCATTCAAGTTCCGTGTTTTACTCGAACTTGACTCATACGTAGATGTTGAAGATAAGCTTTGGAAAGATTTTACAGCATCAATAGCAGACTACCTTGCCTTAACAGCAGACCCATTACCTAAGTCACAGATATTTTTCTCGTACTCTGGTAGAAACGTTCTCTCTGTCACAGACAAACAGCCATTAGAAGTTCGTGACCATTTGCTCTATGCTCATGGTCAAGCTGAAACCAAAGTTGAACCTACTCGTTTATCTAATAAAGAGAAACAAGCACAGCTAGCTGACCCATTAACAACATTCTCATATGCATTTGAAGCTGAACCTGGTTCTCGTTCCTTGTCTCTTATTCGAGCAGCTAAGCACGCTAGAGACCTTGGTCAATCCAACGATGACATCATTGCTCTTATGCATTCTATAAATGACTATTGGCAATTTCCTATTTCGCAAGAGGAGCTGAGCAGAACTATAATCTCTCAGATACAGAGATGGACTTAAATACTTTACAACAAGAAGCATATGACATAGTTTTATCAAGCAACTTTAACATCATAGCAATCCTCGGAGCAGCTGGTACGGGTAAATCTTACACCACCTCTAAAATAGTCCAAGACTACCCTGGTTCAGTTGCCCTCACAGCAACCACTAACCGTGCTAAGGAAGTTATCTCAAACATGTCATTGACTCAAGCCTACACTACCCACTCTTTCATGGGTTTTAATATGCTTCGTAAAGGCAAGTCCCAATACCTAGCTGCTGTTCGTCCACCTGAAACAGCCGACCTAGTTATCGTTGAAGAAGTATCCATGCTTCCTCTGACAGTATGGAATACACTCCATGCTGAACTCTTAGCTGGTAACATCAAGAAAATCCTTCTGCTAGGCGACCCTATACAGCTCCCAGCAGTAGGTATTGGAATAAACCTCAATACCATCAAAGCTAAGACCATTACTCTCACAGAACAGATGCGGCAAGATTCTACAGATATTGCTTTGTCAGAATACCTAGCATCGTTCCGTAAAGCTATTGAAAACAAAGATTACAAATTCAATCCATTAGCTAACTTACCAGCCTGTATATCAGTCACAGACAGTCATTCTGAATTTGAATCTCGCTATAATTCTGTCACAGTTCAGAAGAAAATCTTAGCCTACTCCAACACAGTGGTTGATAAGTATAACCAGTATATCAATGGTGAAGCTTTCCAAATAGGAGATGAGGTACTTATTGATAAACCTTTAGGTACTTGTAAAAATGGTGATACAGTTCTCATAACTCATGTAGAGGAACACGAACTATATTACAAGCTAGAAGTCTTAGCTAAAGGTGTACCATTCATAGTATATCACTTCAAAACCAAGTCAGGTTTAGCTAAGTTCCTTGAAGATGCTGATAGTGATGAAGAGTACTGGCTTAGGTTTGACTCATGCTACAATCTCAAGCATCAGTATGCCTGCACAGTTCACAAAGCTCAAGGCTCTAGCTACGACACAGTCTTCATTGACTTGTCTGACATCCTTGCTCAGCTTAACAAACGACCATCAGTACATAACCATTATGCCAGACCAATAGCATATAGCACCTACCTTAGACTCTTATATGTTGCTATATCTCGTATGCGGCACAACGCTATTCTCTACAACGGAACAACTCGTAATTACCCCAAATTTAAAAGGAAGTAACATGGAATCAGAAGTAGATTATGACGCCTATATGGATGTCCTCGCTGAAGAGAACCGTGAGTTCTTGACAACCATCCCACCAGACCAAATAGCAGAGTATCTTTGCACATTTGAAAATTGGCAGCAGTACTTGCCGTTCCCACTCGAACCACCGTCAGCTATTGAGCTAGCAGAGTCTATCTCAATCAGCCACATAAAGGACTTAGCCTACATCTTAGCCTTTGAGTATCCTAAAATTACTCAGGAACTAAGAGAAGAGCTTGACTATTATCATAAAAGGATGTATAATGCAAATCTTACTTGAAGGGCAAGAAGCACTTGACTATCTAAACTATCTACAGGAGCAAGCTAAATCGCTAGATGAGGTTGAAACCCTAGCTAGTAAGTTTGGTAAACCAATAATACCATCAGTAGAAGAAGTAATGGAACCTAATCGTGAAAGACATGTAGTCCAAACCGAAGCGGACTTAGCTAGAGATATTATATCAGATATACCACAACCCAGAGTAGATACTCGTCAAATATCCAACCAATTCCCAAGCATAGAACCTAAGCGTACTTACTATAAATGGAACGAAGGAGATATTCACACATTACATGCTTGTGCTTTATCCCCTAGACCATCTATCCGTAATATAGCTTACATCCATAGCAGATTTGATACATCTAAAGTATCAGAACAAGCTGTTCGTAGTAAGCTTAATGCTCTAGGATATAAAATAAAGAAAGGAACCGTATGCCTACAAGATTAGACTATGTATCTGGTGCATCAATATTACCACCAGATCATAAGTTCAAAATATCACCATCAGCCATAAACAAGTTCTTCGCTAAGCCACACGAGTGGTTTAGGTCTGAAGTTCTTGGTGAAGATACATTCCTTGGCAATACTGCATCAGTGCTAGGTACAATCGTACATTTCTGTGCTGAAGAGTATAGTAAGACCGAGAAAGTTGATGTTGCTGAAATTGAGAAGTATATTGCATCTATTGACAATCCTGACGTAGATGTGCAGTATATTTCCGAACAATGGAAGCCAATGGGTCAAGCATTAATTGACTACCTACGTACGAGTGGATTGCCACAACGTTCAGAAGAGTTAATCCACTATGAAGTCCAACCTGGATACTTCGTTGCTGGTTCAGCAGACGCAGTAATTGGAGACTGTCTCGTGGATTATAAAACCACTTCTCAACTAAATCCTCCTACAGAGATTCCACCGTACTATCGTTATCAGTTGCTTACATACGCTTATATCTACAACAAGTTAAGTATACCTATCAATCGTATTAGGATTGTATGGATAACCAATAACGTAGTTGGTCGTATAAGTGAAAAAACAGGTAAGCCAATGAAAGACTACCCTGCAACAGTAGGTGTTTGTACTGAGACAATTACAAACGACGATTTAGACTTTATCGAGAGCATCCTCAAACTCATTTGTGAGACAGTTGAGACCTACTATGATAATCCTAATCTTGCTTATCTACTGTTCAGGGACTATCGCTTGAAAAAGGAGCAACATGGCAGTTAAACTTTTAGTATCGGGGATGCCTAACACAGGTAAAACAACCCTATTACAAAGCCTAGAAGATGTGTTTGTAGTTGCCCATGATGGTAAACAATATCCATTTCCACAACCACACATCAATGTATCTACATTCACCTCTGTATCTGAACTACTAGCACTAGTCAATACTAAATTAGGTGTTTATAAAGAAAAATTTGGTAAACTTCCAACTACTATAGTCTTTGACTCTGTATCTAAGATATTTGAAACCATTGCAAATAACTGTGGTAGTCAATACAAAGGTTTTGATTCTTGGAAGCATGTCAATATGGAAGTAGCTGAGTTCAACTCATATATTGAAAACACTCTAATACCTAACGGTATCAATGTAGTCATAGTATCGCATGCAGTATGGAACGTAGACACAGCAACCTATGAGTTAGTAGCTCAAGGTTCATTTGCTAAAAAAGGTGCTTGGTTATCGGAAGTTGACAATTCTATCTTCATTGAAGTTAAGTCTAACAAACGAACTATCCATCATCGTTCTACTAAGTTTGCAGCTCGTTCAATATTAGCTGACCTACCTGACAATCAACCTGCTGAGGAGTATAATCTCCAATCACACATTAACAAGCTATCTGAGCTAAAAACCTCAGCAGCTAAATTCGAACTATAAAGGAAACACAATGGCATTTTTCGTAGCTAAAAAAGACCAATCATCTATCCAAGATGGTGGTAACTATATCAACAAGTCTGGAATATATCCAGTAACAATCAAGACAGTATCAGTAGTCATCAATGACAAAGGTGCTCGTTCCCTAAACTTCAACGTAGACTACAACGGCTCTAACGAAGTATTCTATGGACTCAAGCTAGATAACAACGATGGCTCTGAAAACTTCGAAGCTAAGATATTCAACAAGCTAGTTGTAATAGCTGGCTTAGACACAGTATCAGATCCTGAAGTACAAGAGCACCTACTTGGTAAAGATAGAACTCCAACAGACTTAGCCGTTCTAACAGACTTCACAGACCTACCAGTGCAAGTTCGTATCCAATTCGAGTATTCTAAGTATAATGGTGAAATCAAAGAGAGACGTCTTATCAAAGCATTCTATCGTGAAGACGGTGCATCCGCAGCTGAAATCATCAACGAGACACAGCCTGGCGTTCAGCTTGAAAAAGATAGAGCTTATGCTGAGAACGTTACATACAGAGATGGGCTCACAGCTGAAGACGTTGCAGCATGGAAAGCAGCTAAGAAGCCTGGTGGCTCTGCACCTGCCCCTAAAGCTACTCCAGCAGCTAACCCATTCGCAGCATCAGCTAACTTCCCAGCATAATGGCACATTACAGAGGAGTTCTCCAAGGAAGCAGAGGAAGCACCTCTCGCCTTGGGACTAAGAGCTCAGGACTATACGCAGTATTGTCTGGCTGGGATGTTGGTGTCCAAGTATCTATCAAGCATGAAGACGGTAAAGATGTTATTTATGTGCGTAAAACTGGAGGTTCTAACAACACCACAGAAAACACTAGCAACCTTTACAACTTAGATGAGCTTATAGCAGGTGCTAAATGAAATCTTGGATAGGCATAGATGTAGGTAAGAAAGGTAGTCTCTGCCGTCTATATGAAGATGGAGCTGCCTTCTTTGTTGACTTCAACTTAGCCTCCTATATTGGCTATCTTGAGTCTATCTACCAAGCTAAACTACCATTACCAACCATGATAGCTGTCGAGTCTGTCTCAGCCATGCCTGGTCAAGGGGTATCTTCAATGTTCTCATTCGGACAACGGCTAGGTGAGCTTGAAGGTATGCTACAAACCCTGCACATTGGCTATGAATTAGTTCGTCCACAAGCTTGGCAGAAATCATGTCAAATACCAGCTAAGTCTGGTAAACAAGGAACATTTGAGGTTATGAGCAAACTTTACCCGTTAGCAGAGCTAACTGGTCCGAAAGGAGGCATCCTCGATGGTCGTTGTGATGCTTTAGGTATTGCTCATTATTTACGTAAAACATATAACTAAAGGAACAACAATGACTAAAGCAGAATTCGTACAAGAGCTATCTATGCTCAATGACTTTGAATCTAAAGCAGCAGCATCTAGAGCAGTTGAGATGATGATTAGTATTATAAAAGATAAACTTGCATCAGGTGAAGAAGTTAACATCTCTGGCTTAGGCAAATTCTACCCAGCGCAGCAAGCAGCTAGAACGGGCACAGCACCATTAGGTGGACGTACTTGGACATCACCAGCTAAAACAGTACCTAAGTTCAGACCAGCAGCTCAACTTAAAAGAGCAGTATAATGAAGACCA